GCTTGGCAACGGTTGTATGTCGAGCTTTTTGAACACCCAGGTATGCAGGATCTTAAAAATGTCACAATCGAAACCAACACTACACAGCATCTACACGATGACTTCTACAACTATCTCAATGGTCACGAAAGAATTCAGCTCACTTTTAGCTGCTCACCAAAGCTATCCGTTTCGGGTGAGTCTTGGGATGATGCTATCAAGCCTGATGTTGCTAGTGAGTATTCCCTTGTCGATGGCAGCGATATGTACTTTAAGTTTGTTGTTGCTGATCAAGACGATGTTGATGAAGTCGGTAGAGCAGTTGATGCCTATCGCGAAGCAGGTGTGGACGTTCCTGTATATCTCATGCCGCTTGGGGGTAGGTCGGAAGAATACACTCTCAACGTACAAGAGGTGGCGAACCTCTGTATGGAACGAGGCTGGAGGTTCTCCCCTAGACTACACATCAGCTTATTCGGAAATGCCTGGGGAACTTAAAGAAGTTGCCAAGTACAACAAAGGCATACACACCGAAGAGCAATACGAAAAGATAAGGAAGCAATTATGAAACAATGGTTAAAAAACATAACAGGTATTGCTGCTAAAGAAAAAGAACTAGAAGAAAAAGAACTAGCAGTACTAGATAAAACTGATCCTAAGGCTGCTGCTACTAAACGTGGTGAGCCTTGGGTAAACGTGTTAGATATGCAAGTAAATGAAGAAAACATTCGCAACGGGTTTTTTGAACTAGATTGGAATGATTATTTTATTAAAGAATTACTTGCGGCAGGATATGGCAGCGAAGGTGACGAAGATGAACAAATTGTCGATCGTTGGTTCAAAGATATTATTTTTAACATGTTACAAGAAGAAGGACTTGACACAAACAGAAATGCCGGTTATATTAATGTTGTACCAATAGAAAAAGGCAAAAGTGAAGTATCATGACTTATATCCTAATTGACACTGCTAACACATTTTTCCGTGCTCGACACGTTGTACGTGGCGACATTGATACTAAGGTTGGCATGGCAATGCACATTACCTTGAACAGTATTAAAAAAGCGTGGCAAGACTTTGACGGGTCTCACGTTGTTTTCTGCTTAGAAGGACGCAGTTGGCGTAAAGACTTTTACGAGCCGTACAAGCGCAACCGTAAAGAACATCGCGATGCAATGAGTCCACGTGAAGCAGAAGAAGATAAAGTGTTTTGGGAAATCTTTGATGAGTTCAAAGAGTTTGTTACAGACAAGACTAATTGTACTGTATTACAAAATCCTGTGCTAGAAGCAGATGACTTGATTGCTGGCTGGATACAAAATCATCCAGATGATGATCATGTAATTATTAGTACAGATGGCGACTTTGCACAACTTATCGCTCCTAATGTACGTCAGTACAACGGGGTAAGTAATACTACTATTACTCATGAAGGATATTTTGATGACAAAGGCAAGCCCGTGTGCGATAAGAAGACAGGAGAGCCGAAGCCTGCTCCTGAACCCCAGTACATGCTTTTTGAGAAGTGTATGCGTGGTGACACTAGCGACAATGTTTTTAGTGCCTACCCTGGTGTGCGCAAGAAAGGCACAAAGAACAAAGTAGGTTTGTTAGAAGCATTTGCCGATAAAGATAACAAAGGCTACAACTGGAATAACATGATGCTACAACGTTGGGTAGATCATGAAGGTACAGAGCATCGTGTGTTAGATGATTATACACGTAATGTTACACTGTGTGATTTGACCGCACAGCCTGAGCACATTAGACAAGAAATAAATAATACTATCAGTTCAGCAGAAAATAAGAATATTTCACAAGTTGGTATGAGACTAATGAAGTTTTGTGCTCGTTGGGATCTTCAACGTGTTGCAGATAATGCTGCACAATATGCTGAACCATTACAAGCGAGGTATAAATGACTTTTAAAGCAAAACCGGTATTACAAGATAAATTTTGGATTGTTGAGCAGGAAGGTGTAAAAATCGGCACACTTAGCAAAAATGAAGAAGGATTTACTTTAACCAGTGCTGGAAAAATAAATCTTTTTAAAACAGAAAGACAACTTAAAAAAACATATGGCAGTAACTTCTTAGTAGCAAATATTAAAACGCAAGAAGGTGATACTTCAAAAGATGTTCATGGCTATCCTACCAGAACTATTCCATATAATAGCATGTACGATATTCAACGTAAACTGCCACTGTTTACCAAAAGTGAAAAATCTAAAAGTGTATATTGTGCTGGATATTATCTAATTAAATTCAATGTAAATTGGCTTAAAAGTTATTGCCCTAAACTAATTACTGTTGAACGCAATGATTATATGGGTCCATATAAAACAGAACTAGAAATGAAATTGGCTTTAAGCAATGTCAACAGATCCGATTAATACAATGCCTATTCAGCAACTAATACAAATGGTAAAGGTTGCTGAACAAAGTAGGGCTAAAGAAGTTAGACTAGACATAAATCAAGCAAAAACTCTTGCATTTACACTTGGAGAAGTAATGGCAAGATTACATGGCGATTTAGAAGAAATACTAGATAAAAAGATTGAAAAGCTAAATCAAGACCAAGTTATTGAGATTAATATGGACTCAGGCGGCTGGTAAAAAAGATAAATATATGCGTAGTTTATATTAAAGGAAACGCATATGAGTAGACCTAAGCCTACTGTCAAATTAGAATTCACTAATAAAGTTACATACAAGTGCGAACAAGTTCTTGATGCGGAGGCTATCTGGGCTGTTTTCTATCAAGATAAACCTTTTAATTTAAAAAGCAGTAATAGTTTAACAGGATATCCTGGACCTAAATATAAAAAAACCAGTTTTAGTAATCCAGGACATGCACACAATTTAGCTAAAAAATTAAATGATATGTTCAATACAGATGAGTTTGCTGTTTTTAAATTGACAGCAGGTGAAAAATTGGATCCATGAATAAGGTAACTTATACAAAACTATTTCTCAAAGAATTAGGAAAAAGTTATAACGATTTAAGTGTTAAAGAGCATATGCCGCTTTGGTGGTATAATACAAGGCAAAAAGATGTAGGCGGACTTAGACTTACAGATGACGGGTTTGACGTTATAAACAAAATTGAACTACAAACATATGACATTCCATATCCACGTGATATGCCTATGACCACACAGGTAATAATATTTTTAGACAAGTTTATTGATTGTCCTTATTATCTTACAAACAGAAGTATTACGGTTACAAATGAACGCAAAGCAGTTGAACTTGGGTTGTTTAGCGGAGATTTGCGTAAATATGGTTTAACAAAAGCTATGTCAAGGTCAAAGAAGGATGAGGATTGATTTACACGGATATCACATTCACACTGCTTGGCAACACTTTAACAGTAGAATAACCGAGGCATATTTTGCTGGACACAAAAAATGCACAGTAATTACTGGACAAGGTGCTATGATGCGTGAGTTTGAAACTTGGGCAAGGAATCATCCACGTATAAAAGAATGCAAACAAACACCAAATAATCCTGGAAGTTTTAGTGTAAAATTGAATAAAAAAGGTTGACATACTGTTTTTTATGTTCTATATTAGTATTAAATTAAATAGGCACAAAAGGCAAAAAGATGAAACGTTTAGTATTAGCACTAGCATTAGTAGGATCAACAGCACACGCAGATCCAGGATATCTCAATCAAGCAGGTTGTCATTATGGTACAACAGACGGTTGGCGTGGTATGTGGCATTGTCATCATATGGCTCGTTCTTATTATACAGATCGCGGCCTACAAACTGATCCACCTGTAGTAGGTGATCCTGTACACGACCGTATCAATAATCGTCAGCCAAACTACAACAATCATAATCATAACAATAACGATGCATTAAATGTATTGCTAGGTATTGTTCTTTTAGATGCACTTTTATCAAAATAATGGTTGACAATCGGTAAAACATATATTATATTATATGTATAGGGCAACAAGACAAAGAGGGTTACAAAATGTCTTACACTTATGACGATACAATTATTTCCGATCTACACAAGGATGCGTATGGTTTTCGTCCATCGCAGCGTTTCTTTAACGATTGGTCAGAGTATACACCTGCTGAGAAGCAAGAGTGTTGGGACTTTTTGATTGATGCAATGAAAGCGTCTCAAGCACAAGAGGAGGCTGCTGAAGCAGCTAATCTTGTAGAGTTCCGCAAGCAGGTTGCAGCAACTATGCGTTTTTGCGATTGCAACTGGAAAAAAGCAGTACAGTTTCTTGCAGATGCAGAAGGCGACGATATTGATTGTAATCAAGACTTTGATTACTTTCTGTGGAAGCAAGGCATTGGTTACAACGACCGTGCAAAAATCCGTAAACTTTATAAGGAATCATAATCATGATGAATACACAATGTCCTAAGTGCTACAGCGACAAGCCGTTGGGTGCTACACACTGTCCGCAATGTACACAACGTGTTACAAGCGGAGATGTTGTTAAAAACGAAGTAATGGGTATTTTTTGGATGATTGTAATTGGTGCAATTATTTGGAATCTTATTACTTGACAAAGTAAAAAAAGTATACTACACTAAGACATAGGCACTGATTAGAAAAGGAATACAAAATGTCAGACGTAATTCGCACAGTATCACCCAACAAAGCAAAAAACGCACTGCGTCACGCTATGCTAAAAAAGCGTCCAGTGTTTTTGTGGGGTCCTCCCGGCATCGGCAAAAGTGACATCGTTGCACAAATTACCGATAGCCTAAGTAATTCACTACTAATTGATATTCGGTTGAGCCTTTGGGATCCAACTGATATTAAAGGCATTCCATATTTTGACAGCAAAAATGTTAAAATGACATGGGGTGCTCCAGCAGAACTGCCAGACGAAGAACTGGCAGCACAATACGACAATATTGTTGTATTTTTTGACGAAATGAACTCAGCTGCTCCTGCTGTACAAGCAGCAGCGTATCAGTTGATTTTGAATCGTCGTGTCGGGCAATACAAACTGCCAGACAATGTTATCATCGTTGCTGCGGGTAACCGTGAAGCAGATAAAGGCGTTACATATCGTATGCCATCGCCACTTGCCAATCGCTTTGTTCACATTGAATTGGCTGTCGACTTTGACGATTGGTTCCAGTGGGCCGTTGATAACAACATTCACAAGGACGTGGTTGGTTACTTGACTTTCTCTAAGAAAGACTTGTACGACTTTGATCCTAAGTCAGCAAGCCGTTCATTTGCAACTCCACGTAGTTGGTCATTTGTAAGTGAATTGCTTGATGACGGACTTGACGAAAATACCACTACTGACTTGGTTGCAGGTTCTGTAGGCGAAGGTTTAGGCGTCAAGTTTATGGCACACCGCAAGGTAGCAGCAAGTATGCCTAACCCAACTGATATTCTTGCAGGCAAAGTAAAAGAAATGAGCACGTCAGAAATCAGTGCCATGTATTCGCTGACTGTTAGTCTTTGCTATGAACTAAAAGAAGCATCAGATAAAAATGACAAAAAGTTTGATGATAAAGTCAATAACTTCCTACGCTTTGCAATGGATAACTTTGACACAGAACTGGTTGTTATGGGCATTAAACTTGCGCTAACACAGTATGCGCTGCCAATTGATCCAGACGAAGTGGAATGCTTTGACGAGTTCCACAACCGTTATGGTAAGTACATCAAAGCAGCACAAGCGGTGTAAGTCGATAGATAATGGGCAGTTTAGGCTGCCCATTATTCTATTCAGAGGTTGACATAAAACTTAAATATGTTATATTAATACTAGGCACTGATAAAGAGGTACAATATGTCCACTAAAGATACAGCAAGTAAACTTAAAAACTGGGAACCAAATCCTGATATTACAGAAGCAGAACTAGACGAAATGCGTAAAGATGTGCTGGATCGCATCATTATTGCACGGGTAGGTTTGCTACTACGTCATCCGTTTTTTGGTAATATGGCCACACGTTTGAAGATTCAAGCAGCAGACGAGTGGTGTCCTACTGCCGCAGTAGACGGACGTAACTTGTACTTTAACACACAATTCTTTAATGCAATGAATAACAAAGAAATTGAGTTTGTTATTGCACACGAAATCTTACACTGTGTGTTTGATCACTTGGGTCGTAGAGATGAACGTAATCCAATGCTGTATAACATTGCTGCTGACTATATTGTAAACAACTTGCTGGTACGTGACCGTATTGGTGAGAAGCCTAGCATTGTAGATTGTTTCCAAGACTTTAAATACGAAGGCTGGACCAGTGAAGAAGTATATGACGAACTGTTCAAAGAAGCAGAAAAGAACGGACAAGAGTTTTTAGAGCAACTAGGCGAAATGCTAGACGAGCACTTGGACTTAGAAGGCGACGGTACAGAAGAAGATAACAAAGACGGTAAAGGTCGTCCCAAATACAGCAAAGCCGAAATGGATCAAATCAAAGACGAGATTAAAGAGGCAATGATCCAAGCATCTCAAACAGCAGGTGCAGGCAATACACCAGCAGGTGTACAACGTATTATTAAACAACTAACAGAGCCTAAAATCAACTGGCGAGAATTGCTACGTCAACAAATTCAAAGCACAATCAAAAGCGACTACACATTTGCTCGTCCATCACGCAAAGGCTGGCATACTGGTGCAATCTTGCCAGGTATGAACTTCCAAGATACAATCGATATTTGTATTACACTTGATATGAGTGGTTCAATTGGAGATGCACAAGCAAAAGACTTTTTAGGTGAAATTCAAGGCATTATGGATGAATACAAAGACTACAAAATTAAATTGTGGTGCTTTGACACTGCTGTATACAATGAACAAGACTTTAGTGCAGATGACGGCGATGCATTAACAGATTATGAAATCCTAGGCGGTGGCGGTACTGACTTTATGGTTAATTGGCAGTATATGAAAGACAACGATATCCAACCTAAAAAGTTTATTATGTTCACAGACGGATATGCTTGGGACAGTTGGGGTGATCCAGATTGGTGTGAAACCATCTTTATTATTCACAGTAATCATAACAAAAATTTAGAAGCACCATTTGGTATTACTGCGCACTACGAGGAGGCTGCGTGAAACTAAAAGATCCAAATCCATTAGATGTTTTAGGTTTTAGGAGGGTAACTTTTTGCCCTCCTCACTTTGCCACTGTTGATATACAACGGAAGTACAATATTGATAGAGCCATCTGCGATTGGATTGAAGACAATTTGAGTGGAAGATATTTTTTTGGCAACAGCATTGGCTTTGACGAAATGAAAAATCTCAATCAATACAACAGAGTTGGATTTGAACAAGAAAAAGAACTAAGTTTCTTTATGCTTGCTTGTCCACATTTGAAATACAATTAAAACCTAGGTTATAAGTAATATACAAGGAGTTCAAAATATGACCGAAAACACACAAACAAATCAAAATGAACTAAACATTCAAGATTTGGCATTGGCAAGAGCAGTTATTGAACTTGCTACAGAACGTGGTACGTTTAAAGCAAATGAAATTGCTAGTGTCGGTGCTTTATATAACAAACTTGATGCTTTCTTAAAAGAAGTTGAAGCACAAGCAAAAGCAGCACAAGAAGGTGCAGCAGCAGCACAACCGGCTCCTGCTCCAGTGCCAGAAACGGAGGCAGCAAATGGCTCTTAAACACGTAGGCAGAATTGCCTCAAATAAAAGAAAGGTAGTGGTAGCGTACAGAGTTATTCCTGGTGATCCTAACTACTGCCTAGTTGTACAAACAGAAAATCTTTCAGCAGACGAGCACGATGCACTTATTAAAACTGTAGAATCAGCTGCTGGACAAGAAGCATATGAATTTGCAGAATCAATGGCAAGAGCATATTTACCAGATGGACGTAATATGCTTGCAGGATTTAGTCGTACAGGCAAATTAAATAAAGTTGAAACGGCACAAGTGGAAATGACTCCAAATGCAAATAGCGTTATCAATCTTGCAGAACTTAACAAGACTATTGCAGAGCAGCAAGGTGTAACAGTTGCAGATTTAGCAATCAAAGGTCCAGATGGCGAAACAGTGCAGCCAAGTGTTAACGAAACTGAATCAGCAGTTGATCCGGTTGCAACATATACAACAGAAACACCTGCAACAGATGGGGTACTAGATGATACAGCACTTGCAGCACAGTATCGTTCTCAAGCAGATGCATTGTTTAAAGAAGCAAAAGCATTAAGAGAACAAGCAGAAGCTCTAGTTCCAACAAAGAAAAAAACAACAAAAAAGACAGAAACTAGTGAAGCCTAAAGACGACGACTACTGGGACGCAATTTTACAATCAATAGATATGGATTATATTCCATTAGAGTACATGAGCTCGGTAGTCGTAACTTTCCGCGATGGTAAAGAGTGGGAAATAGAGGTCAAAAAGCCTCGAGATAACAATTTAGATGTAGAAACAGTGTTAGACGATTTCTTCAAAGAATACGAAGATAGTATTGACACTGTTGATTTTAAATTAGATTTAAAATCTCTTCAGACTGATGTTGCAAAACGCACACATAGATTTTTAAAACTTAATAAATAGAGTATGATCACAAATTTAAATATAGATATAGATTATGATTTACTTTTAAAAACATATTACGATTTAGATGTTGACAACTTAATTTACAATAACAAATGGTTAAAACAACTAGCAATACAATGCCGAGCTGATTCTCTACTAGAAGATCAACTAAGTGAAAGTTGCGGTAGTTTGTATTATGACTGGCCTGCATATACAGGTTCTGGTGATGTACCTTTGCGTAAAGAAATTTTTAACGAAGATCAGTTTGACACTGTTTGTGATATATTTAAAAATACACTTTTTGAAGAATTGATAGAAAAAATTAAAAAAGACTACAATATTATACGTGGTAGATTTATGTTAATGGATCATAAAACATGTTTAACTTATCATAAAGATCCTTCGCAAAGAATACATATACCAATATATACAAATGAAAATTGTATGATGATAATCGACGACGAAGTTTACAGAATGCCATTTGGATCAACATACCTAGTAAACACAACAGTTCCACACACTGCTTTAAATGCAAGTAAAGACCCTAGAGTACACTTGGTGTTTTGTTTAAATACTTAGTAATATGATAAATATATAAAACACTACATTACCTAGGAGACTATAATGGCTTTAAAGCTAAGACGCGGATTAAGCACTACACGCACAAGTAATACGTTTGCAGAAGGCGAACTTGTTTATACAACCGATACAAAATTATTGTATGTAGGAGACGGTGTAACCCCAGGCGGCACACTTGTTACAGGCAGCGGCGGAGGCGGCGTTGAAATAAACGGTATCACTGACAATACATCAGAAGGTACTGTTGTAATGACATTGGGCGATACATTAATTACATTGGATGCTGCGGTAGAACTAGGTGGCGACTTAGATATTACAAACTATCAAATTAACGGCGATGGCGATATTAATATCACAGGAGATATTACAGCAGGTGGTGTTGGTACAGGTGTAATTACAGCAAACAGTTTTGTAGGTGACGGTAGTGGGTTAACTGGAATTACTGCTTCAGGACCATTTACAGGAAATTTAACAGGTAATGTATCGGGCGACTTAACCGGTAGTGTGTTTGCTGATGACAGCACTATTTTGTTTGATGGCACAGATGGAACAATATTTGTAGACAGAATAGTATCAAGATCATTAGATACTTTTAGATTTAGAAACGATGGTACACCCAATACAGGAGTAAAATTAGATATACAGGGTAACAATGCCCGTAGCGAACTATTAGCAACATACCAAAGTACATCAGATCTAACTGGTGATACAAGCATTACCTATGGTACTGTATCTTTTGGAAGAGAAGATGCAAATGGACTGCTGAGAACAGTATATATTTCAGGTAGAGAAAACGCACTTTATTTTGCACAATCATCTACAGGTGATTTTGTAACTACAACTAACTTCTTTTCATTTGTTGATCAACAATTTGGCATTGGTACAACAACACCAACAGCTGAATTAGATGTTGTTGGTGACGCAAATGTAAGCGGAACATTAACAGCAGGCAACATTGTAAGTGATGCAGCAGGCACTCCAGAAATTTCAAGTGCTAGTGATATTATTATTACAGCAAATTCTGGTGCAGGAAATTTTGAAGTTGATGCAGCAAATTTAGTAATAACTGACACAGTAGTACAATCAGCAAATCCAATTCAAGTAATAGGCGATGTGCAATTAGGTAAAGCAGCAAGTAACGATGCTACTGTCTTTGTGCCCGGTGCAGTGAATTTAGTTATACTGAGTTCTATTGCTAATGACGACACGCTGGATGGCACAGATCGTGTTAAAGAGATTGCAAGATACGATTATGCACGTTACACATCAGGTGGTGAAATTTTACTTACTATAAATGATGTTGACACAGCAACAGGTGCTGATCAATTCCTTGTTAAAAAATTCTTGTTCCACGATAGTGCAGGAGATGGCAGTGCTTTCACAGTAACAGAAATTGGTACAAGTGGAAACGCAGGCTTATTTACTAGTTTGACAGTGGCTTCTGTAGAAGATGCTGGCAATTTCTTCCTAACATTTACACTGAGATCACCAGATGCAGCAATTAGCGGTGCAAGTATGATTGTTACAGGACAAACAACATTTACATCAAATCCACTAGCAGTTACAATTAGCGGTTACTAAGGAGAAA